CCTAAAGCACTTACAGCTCTAGTGCGTAATTGCGTTAATATGTTTGGATCCTATAATGTTGGAATGGTATGTACTAACCATACATACGCTAGTCAAGATATGTTCGATCCAGATGACAAGATCAGTGGCGGACAGGGCTTTGTTTACGCAAGCTCAATTGTAGTTGCTATGAAAAAGCTCAAGTTGAAAGAAGACGAAGACGGCAATAAAGTGTCGGATGTGATGGGTATTCGTGCGTCATGTAAGATTATGAAGACTCGCTACAGCAAGCCTTTTGAAACTGTACAAATTAAGATTCCATATGAAACTGGTATGAATCCTTACAGCGGTATGGTTGATATGTTAGAAAAACAAGGCATACTTGTTCAACAAGGTAATAGACTAAAATATGTTGACCCAACTACAGGTGAAGAAACCTTATTGTACCGAAAAGAATGGAAAGATGATAAATTAGATATGATAATGGCAAATTATCACATTAAACCTTTAACAACTACTACCATTCCAGAGGAGACAGAAGAGAATGTTGAATGAAACACAAATCGGTGATGTATGGCTAAACTTTGTCGAGTACATCGATAAGAAGCAATTGGAAACTGTGGCAGAACGATACATCGATATGCTAGCAGATTTTGGTGTTAGCGATCGAACATTACAAAATGCTACAGGCGTTGATGAGATCCTCGATCAAGCCATTGCCTATTACTTGAACGAAGACGAAGACGCTGAACCTGAAGACGAAGACTACAGAGAATTGGATTTCTAATGGGATGGTATACTGATATTAGTCGAGATATTTCTAATATTCCCGATGCTGTATTATATTTTGAAAGCGAGCTTACAGATGCTCGCAAAGAATGTAAACTAAGCGGGAATGTTGAACGTGCCAGCGCATCAATGCCTGGCATTGTTGAACATAGGTTTGGTCAATTACAAGAAATCGAGGCAATATTAGAATATCTTAACATAGAATTACGTAGACTCAAAAGCCAGCATTTTCGTAAATATTTAGAAAACTATCAACGTGCGTTAAGTAGTAAAGATTGTGATCGGTATGTTGAAGGGGAAGCAGACGTAGTTGACTTTGAAAAAATTATCAACGAGTTTGCTTTACTCCGCAACAAGTGGTTATCTGTTATCAAGGCACTCGATCAAAAACAATGGCAAATTACAAATATTGTAAAATTGCGTGTTGCAGGTATGGAAGATGCAAGTGTATAACTAATTCGCTCGATTCATCTAAAATAGGCCTTAAATATTATAGGGCCTATTTTTTTCTAAATGGTTGATTTTTTTACAATAGTGTTATACAATTGATATATGACAGTTGACAAACTTTTACTAAAAATTATAAATTTTTCTTCTCCTAATTTTGGCGACAAACTTAGCACTAAGGATAGTCGTGTGTTAACGAGCATGGCATCTACAATCAATAGTAATTTATTCATTACTGAAAATCAAAGCAAACTGTTGATTAAGATTTTACAAGAAAATTGCGAAAAAATACCAGAATTTTCTGAAGAAATTAAAACGGCATTGTTATCCCCTAGCTGGAGTAAACCGTTTAGACACATTGAGCAGGTGAAAAAATTCTATATAGGAAAGAATGAAGATCAAAATTCCATTTTAGTTATAGAACTTTCTTTTTCTTCAGAAATTCGTAAAATTTTATCAAATCTAAACAAACATTTAGAAAATCTAACACCGAGTACAAATCAAAAAATCTGGCAATGCGAACTAACGGAGAAAAATTTAGTACTACTATACGAAGCGTTAGAACCTTATAAATTTGATATAAGCGAAGATATCAAAAATCACTATGATACAATAAAATCATGGTCAGAAACTGAATTTAGAGATCAGTATTTGTTAACCACAATGTCGAGTACAAACTTTCATAAGGCAATTACAGCTGACCTTGGAGTTCAAACACCTATCGATCAATATATCATAAATGATCGAAGCATACGTTACCAGTATTTTACCGAAACTGCAAAAAATCACGGAGAAACGCTGGTAGAAGTAATTTCTAACAGATCTAAACCTAGGATTTGGATTGACAAAAATCAGCATACAGTTGCAGACATAATCGAAAGTTTAGTTCACTTGAAACGATTACCGTTACTGATTGTGTTTGACAATGTAGTCAACAGCAAATATCTAGAAACACTTAATATATTGTCAGATGCACTGGAAAAGAATGGAATTATTGAAGGCATCGGTGTTTACTTTAGATTGACCAATGATGATGTCGGCAAACAATTTAATACAATTATAGCTAATAAAAAATACAATCAACAACTGGATGACAACTTGAAAGTGGCGGCTGTAATGAGTGGAAAAATACCAAAATTTTTCTTAAAAAATGCATGGCAACCCATGAGCGTAATTGCATTGGATACAAAGATGGGATTGCGTCATGGTAAGACTTCAGTGTATACTAACTGTTGCGATTTAATTATAGAGTATGCAGAAGAAAAAAGTATGCTAGAAGGACGTAGGATTCTATGACAGTGAAATTAGTCATCAGAGACGAAGTTAACATCAAATTTGAAGGCCTGCAATTAGAAGCCCGTAAAAAACTGGCTAATACTTTCAAATATGAAAATCCCACAGCACGGTATCAGCCAGCATATAAATTAGGGCGTTGGGACGGCAAAGTAAGTATGTTTGGCTTAGGTGGCAACGGGTATCTTAGTCAACTAGAAAAGTGTCTTGAAATACTGTCTAACATGGATATAGACATCGACGAGTTGGAAGATCTACGCACTACAAGCCGAATTGAATTTACAGAAATTACAAATAGTTACTGGGCAGATCAAGATAAAGTATGGCCTGAAGGTCATAGATTTGCAGGACAGCCGATTATGCTGCGTGACGATCAAGTTGAAGTAGTCAATAGGTTTTTCACCAATACACAAGCACTACAAGAAGTAGCAACTGGTGCCGGTAAAACTATTATGACAGCAACACTAAGTCATTGTGCAGAAAAATATGGACGCACAATTGTTATTGTTCCCAACAAAGATCTTGTTACTCAAACAGAAGAAGACTATGTCAACGTCGGTTTAGATGTTGGAGTCTATTACGGGGATCGTAAAGATCTCAACAAGACTCATACTATTTGCACATGGCAAAGTCTAAATATTTTAGATAAAAAAAGTAAAAACTGGGACGCAGATATTGCAATAACATTGGCTGAATTTCTCGACGGAGTTAAAACGGTTATTGTTGATGAAGTACACATGGCCAAAGCCGAAGTATTAAAGAATCTGCTGACACAAAATTTATGTAATGCTCCTATTCGCTGGGGCCTAACTGGCACAGTTCCTAAAGATGAATATGAATCTGCTCCAATATTTGCCAGCATTGGACCTGTAGTAGGTGGCATCAAAGCACACGAGCTACAAGAAATGGGTATCTTAAGCAACCTGCATGTGAACATTGTACAGTTAATTGATTTACCAGAATTTAAAACATACGCAGAAGAATTAAAGTATCTTGTTACTAACAAAGACCGGATGACTTATTTTAGTCGACTTGTTAAAGGCTTATCCGATTCAGGCAACACACTAATCCTAGTTAACAGGATTGATACAGGCAAATTATTAACAGAGATGATAGAAGGCGCTGTTTTTATTTCAGGCGAAGTTAAAGGTAGTAAGCGCAAAGAAGAGTACAAAGAACATGCAACAACTGATAATAAGGTCACAGTAGCAACTTATGGTGTAGCTGCTGTGGGTATTAATATTCCTCGTATTTTTAATCTAGTTCTTCTTGAACCTGGAAAGAGCTTTGTTAGAGTTATACAAAGCATCGGGCGAGGTATCAGAAAAGCTGAAGACAAAGATTTTGTACAAATTTGGGACGTTACTTCAACCTGCAAATTCGCCAAGCGCCACCTCACTACGAGGAAGAAATTTTACAAGGATGCCAAATATCCGTTCACAATTGAAAAGATAGATTGGTCTAAATAAGGAATTATGCAAATATTAACGTTAGATAACAAATTGTTCTCATTGAACAACTTACCAGAAGAGGTAGATGAAAATACTAGATTTGCTGTACTAGACAATAGTAATCCAGCAGAACCCGATTTCTTTTTCATGCCACTAATTTTTCTAGAAAGTTTTAATGCTCCTGCCATTGTATTACAAATCGGCGACGAAGAAGTAACTATGCCTATAGATTGGAGCATAGCAGTAGGAGATAGTTCTAGCAGTTGCGAAATTGAAATTTTACCATTGACTAGTTTAAATGATAGAGGGTTTGAAGCACTTGTGTTTAATCCCTTAAGCAGTTTTAGAATTGAATTTAAACCTATCAAGATTGTTAATTTTTACAACGATGTTAAATGGTATTTTCCAAAGATGAAAAATGGACAACTACTAGCAACACCCACAAGTAGTAAAGATAAACCCGATTGTGCATATTTTGTAAAAGAAATTAGTAGACAAAACGAAATTATTTTATTGGATAGACTATTATGATTACATTAAAAGTTGCGTATTTTCAACCTATAATGATTGCTGTGGATCAAGTGACTCCTGTAGAGTTTAGCCGAATATACACTATGAGCGAATCGTTAGCAGACAACCCTGATTTCAAAATTTCTAACGATAAAAGTCAGCACGGTGGCTCCACTGTTCAAGTCTATCCTAATACTAAAGATTTGGACGTTCAATGGTTAACTATTTGGTTGGAAACTTTAGCTGGCGGCTATATGGAATTAATTACTCAGCAATCGGGCGAAACTGATTTAAAATATTGTAAACCAGTGGTAGATAGTATTCGTATTACTAGGCAAACCGCAGGAGATTTTCAAGAGCTACATACACATCCATACGGACATATTAGTGGACAGTTGTTTATAAGTTCGCCAGCCGGCGATACACTCGAAGATCAATTTGGTGCTAAATCTGTATTCAAATTGCCTCAAGCCAAAGACGTTACAAAGTTTATTATGACAGATGAATGGAAGTACATGCCTGTTCCCGGTACTGTCGTATTGTACCCTAGTTTCCTAGCAAATACCGTTTATCCGTGGCAAGGCGATGGCACCAGAACTGTCATGCAATTTGATATAAAATTGTTCCCCAAGGAAGCATAATGGGGACTCTTAAACCTGGTGCCACTTATATTTACGAGCGGGCAAACGGTGTAACATATGCAAGAGAGTCAGGTGCTGATCCTATGACAAGAACACCCATTGGTTGGGACAATGATTACGATGAATCTCATAGATTTGATCCACGTACGGAAGATGGTAGACCGTTACACGAGCATATAGAAGAAAGTAAATTATGGAGCGAGATTCGACGAGAAGCAAAAACCAATGTGACTTTACAACATGCCTTGGATCGTGCTATAATGATATACAAACTGAGCAAAGATAAACTATGAGTGATAAGATCGAACTAAAAGAAAAGATTGCATTTGTCGATATGAACGTTCGCGCAGCATGGGATGAAATGACGGAAGAACAACGCAAGAGTCTCAAGAGCGAATATTTTATCTTAAATAGATATATCAGTAGTGCAAAAGATAACAATCGAGATATTCAAGAACATTTTGTATTAACTGTTAACGAATACTTTAATAAAAATTGGAATGACTTACAAAAACATCCTAAATTGTTATGGTTGCTACTGTGCATGTGCAGTTGGAACGGAGGAAAAACATTCTTTCATGAATGGATAGGCCATAAGAAAAAAGCAGGCACCGGCGGCAAAAAATTAAAATTTTTAGAAGAAATATATCCTAATCGAAAACGAGATGAACTTGAACTATTGGCAGAATTGTCTACCGATAAAGAAATAAAAGATCTTGCTAGAAAACATGGACTAGATGAAGCAATAATTGCTAAAAAATTAAAATGATGGCTTTGGTAACTCAACCTTACGTTTGTGGATATTGTAACAAAGGATTCATGCAGGAGAAAACTTTGTTTGTGCATGTGTGTGAACAGAAACGTAGACATCTTGCACAAAAAGAAAAACATGTTGTATTAGGGTTTGATACATTCAATAGATTTTATCGACAAGCTCAACCACAACACAAACAAGAAAAAACATATGAAGATTTTTGTAAGAGTCCTTATTATAATGCTTTTGTTAAATTTGGCAGTTTTGTCAGTAATGTTAATCCTCTCTACCCGGAAAAATTTATCGATTATGTGGTCACAAGTGGAATCAAGTTGGACCATTGGTGCAGAGACGAACTCTACGAACAATACGTCGCAGACCTTATCAGAAGAGAAACCGTTGAAACCGCCCTACAAAGATCAATCCAAACGATGATGGCATGGGCTGATGATCATAATGCACAATGGAATCATTATTTCTTATATTGTAGTTTGAGTAGGGCTTGTTATGATATCAAGGATGGTAAAATTAGTCCTTGGTTAATTTTAAACAGTACTAATGGTAAATCAATGTTACAAAAATTTGATGACATGCAACTTGCAAACATACAAACTATCATAGATCCACAATTTTGGATCAGTAAATTTAAAAAAATGCCCGCTGATGTTGCACTCGTAAAAGAAGTAGTTAAGGAAAGTAATATATAATGCCAGATATCGATATTGACTTTGCAGACAGAACTAGAGCTTTAGATGTCTTAAAGCATATCGATGCACGAATCGACAACGATAAAAAACATAATACTGGTGTTTATTGTACGGCAGTTCCTTACAATCCTGTAACTAGAATCAGTACATTGAACTATAAAGAAGCAGAAGAAAGAGGCTATTTCAAGATAGACTTCTTAAATGTCAGTGTCTATGAAAATATAAAAAGCAAGGAACATTTAAACGAATTAATGAATAAGGAGCCGTTATGGGATCTATTACTTCAGGACGAATTTGTAAATCTACTATTTCATTTAAACGGGCACGGGGATATTCTGAGAAAGACTTGCCCTACTTCCGTGGAACAATTAGCTGCAGTCCTTGCAATGATAAGACCGGCGAAACGCTATTTGATTGGGAAAGATTGGACTACGGTGATGAGCGAGATTTGGGTGAAGCCTGAGAACGATGAATATTATTTTAAGAAGGGCCACGCTCATAGTTACGCATGTTTGGTTGTTGTACACATGAATCTCTTGTGCGAAAAAATAGAAAAAGGTGAGATAACTTTGTAGCGTGTGCTTTTTTAACAACCATGATAAATAGTAGTATGATACAGTATCCTAGAAAATGTCCTGATTGTAAGTACATAGCAAATAATCCTGCTATGTTTTCATATCACAGAAAAACTCATGCTCCTATACCAGCAGGCATACTTTGTCATTTTGGGTGTAGACAACTGGCTACCGTAATGAATACCGGAGGCAAATACACTTGTAAAGAAAAGTATCACGAGTGCCTTGCTTACCTAGATCAACTTGCTGAACGTACTAGACAAAGCTGGATTAATGACGTTAATCGAAAAGAAGAAACTAAGCAATCTCTTATAGAAAGATTACACAACGAAGAAACATACAGAAAACAATCAAGAACTAAACGAACGAAGTTTGGAACATTAGATCCCGAAAGAGCGAAAGAGTATCGACGCTATGCTAGATTTATTAGACAGCGAGCTCAGCAGTGGGCAAAAGAACAAGGTTATGTGTTGGGTCAGCAAACATATCATGTTGATCATAAGTTGAGTATATTAGATGCGTGGAAGGCAGGGCTTTCTGAAGAAGTCGTAAATCATCCTGCTAACTTACAAATAATTGAAGCAAAGTCTAATACAAGTAAGGGCTCGAGAAGCACACTAACTATTGAAGAGCTGTTAATGTTATCGAACCTTACGGACTAACTGTACACTTTTACGTTTAACACGTTTCAATGTAAGATTCATTAGATTAACTACTGGTCCTAATATAATACGAGTATCTTTACTATTAAATGTTTTAATAGCATAGGCAAACGGTCCTATTTGATCTCTACAGAAGATACTAATGGGAAATTGACGATTACTTTCCCACCACCAAGTTTCACCTATTTCTAAGAATGTTTTTGTTTCTTCAGGAGTTTTAATAGCATTTAAATCGTAAAAACTTGTAACATATTGGTCTTGATTTATTATGATGCCCACATACTCATTTTCACCGTAGTTTATTACGCTGATAAATGGTAGATTTTGTTCTATGTCGTCTCTTAATTTTGCCATAAATAGTATTAAAGGTCCTGCCAAATGCAAAAAGTTCAAAGT